TTAACATTAAATGCACAAAATGACTTACGATTTGCAGATGCTGATAGTAGTAACTGGGTAGCTTTTCAAGCCCCCTCAGCAATCTCATCAAATATCACCTGGACACTTCCTGATGCAGACGGTAGTGATGGGCAGGTTTTAGCAACTGACGGATCAGGAGCTTTAACGTTTACAACTGTTAGCACCGGAGCAAATCCTGCTACAGCTTTGGCCGTAGATACAGACCTTGGTGCAATGTCTGGTGCTCTGGATGATACACGTGACGCTTTTGGAATAGCTATTGATAATGCCGTAATAGACTTAGACTTAAGTACGGAGCCCGCTAATCAATTAGGTACTGTAGATATGGGTGTATTAACATAAGGAGAAAAATAAATGCCTACACAATTACAATTTAGGAGAGGAACAGCTGCTCAAAACAATTCATTTACTGGTGCTGCTGGCGAAATCACTACAGATACTTCAGATTATGCATCTATTAGAATGCATGATGGATCAACTGCTGGAGGTATTAAAGTACTTCCATCAGGAATGATCTGTATGCACGGTGCAGCAGCTGCGCCTTCTGGCTGGCTACTTTGCGAAGGATCATCAGTTAGCCGTACCACATACTCAGAACTTTTTGCTGCTATTGGTACAACTTATGGAGTTGGCGACGGGTCTACGACCTTCACCCTTCCTGATTTTCAAGATCGCGCTCCATACGGTGCTTCAACCTTTAGTCTTGGTAGTAAAACTGCAGGAGAAATAGATGGAAGCGCTCAAAATTCTTCTGGGACAGGAACTACAGGTTCAGGCGGTCCTACTACTCACTCGGTAACTACTGCAACCTTTGCTACTTCAGCGAAAGACTCTTCGACTTCTAGTGCTATTACCGCTGTAAGTGATCACGCAACTCATACTCATAGTATTCCAGCTTTAACAATTACTCACCCAGCGGTAGCTGTAAAGTTTATTATCAAAATTTAAGGGTGAATTACTATGTCTGATGAGATAAACAAAGAAATTGATTTATTACATGAAAGAACTCAAGAAACTAAATCTTCTTTGAGCACTCATGAGGCTGTTTGTCAGGAAAGATACAGTAGAATTATGGAAAATCTTCAAGCATTACATTCAGATGTAGCTGCACTAAAAAAACTTGCAACAGAAGGTAGAACCAGTTTAAGAACTTTATTTTTTGTAGGAGCAGTTATAGGAGGATTAATAGCAGCTTTATCAGCTTTTTCAAATATTAAATGGTAGGGGATAATGTCAGAACAATTTTTTAAAGTACCAGTAGAACGCTTACTAGATAAAATTGTAGTAGGTGAACATCGCGGAATTAAATTTAATGAGTCTCAATGGGCAATGGTTAGTGGTCTTGAAGAAAGCCGATTTTGGGTACATATATCTGCCCGAAGAACAGGAAAAAGCTTATCTGCATCGATTTTAGCTTTTGCTAAATTACTAGAACCAAACCAACAAGTTATGATTGTTGCTCCTAACTTTTCTCTTTCTTCAATTATTTGGGATTATACAACTGATATTATTAAAAATTTACAAATAGAGGTTGAACGATTTAACCAAAAAGATAAAGTAGTTAGACTAATTAATGGTTCAACTTTTAGACTATTGAGTGCTAATAACAGGGATAGTTTAGTTGGTAGAGCAGCAAACTTATTAATTGTGGACGAGGCGGCTATTATTGACGATGATGAGTACTTTACAAGAGACTTGCGACCTGCTTTGTCTACTTATGAAAATTCTAGAGCTTTATTTATCTCAACTCCTAGAGGAAAAGGTAACTATTTATATAATTACTTTTTAAGAGGAGAAGATACTGAATATCCTGATTGGGGAAGTGGCTTATATACTTGGAGAGCTAATCCTTTTTTAAAAGAAAAAGATATTGATGAAGCTCGTCGATCATCAACAAGAAAACTTTTTGCACAAGAGTACGAGTGTGAGTGGACAACAACTGAACTTCAAGTATATGAATTAAATGAAGAAAAACATTTAATTGACTTAAGTCATGTACAGGCTAGAGATCGTCGTTTTGATTTTATTGCGGGACTCGATGTTGGATACAGAGATGAAAATGTTTTTGTTGTTATAGCAACGGATGGTGACGAATTTTTTCTTGTAGACGAATATGTTTCAAATGAAACTACAACAAGTACTTTAGCAGAAGAAATACAAGAAAAAATAGATGAGTGGGGAATTGATACTATCTACATTGATAGTGCTGCGCAACAATTAAAAGCCGATTTAGCCTATGACTATGATATTTATTGTGAAAACGCAATTAAAAGTGTGAATGACGGTATAGCTGCTGTACAAGTTTTAATTGAAAATGATAATTTACTTGTAGATGTGAATAAATGTGGACATACCTATTCATCTTTAAGTAGTTACAAATGGAATCCAAAGACAGAAAATCCAAAACCTGTTCATGATTGGGCTTCTCATGCTAGTGATGCGGTTAGATATGCTATTTATACACACCAAAAACGATCAGTTGGTATATTTGCAGTAGCATGATTTTACGAGATACTCAGCTTATTATTTTAAATTATAAAAGATTAGACAATGTTTTAAGAATAGTGTATACTTTTCAAGGATTTATGCCGATATTAGTGGTAAACAACAATCCTACAGTATCCCTATCTATACCAAAAATTTTAGTTCATAATAATAAGGAAAATAAATGGTGTATAGAGAGGTGGTATTGGGCAGCTAATTCTAATTTTAAATATTCTATCATTCTAGATGATGATATTTTACCTACAAAACACTGTTTATTAACTTTAAGAAAAGAAATTATTAAAAGTTCAGATTCTTTAATTAGTATTTATGGAAAAAACAATTTAAAGTCTGCTTCTTCCTATGATGACTTAACGGATGTTTGGTGTGTAGAAAAAGAAATTGACTTAGCAGTAGGTTCTTGTTTAATCGTGGACAATCAAAGTCTCAAAAACATTTTTAATGAGTATATTAAACCTTGGGGACATATAAAAAGAGGTGATGACATTTTAGTTTCTTTGTCAATGTCTCATTTTTATAAGAAGAGACATAAAACAATAGCTACAGAGGTTACTTTATTACCTGAAAAAGATGTAGCGTTAAGCAATGATAAAGAACATAAATCTCTAAGGTGGAAAGTAGTAGAAGATTTTAAAAATACGTATGTTTTATAAAATATTCAAAATTTGTCTGGTATGCTAAAAAGGTTTCCGGTAAAATATATTAGAGATTACTTGAAGAAAAACTATGAAAAACAAGATTTTTGTTACATCTGTAATGGTACAAAAAGTCTTGAATTTCATCATTTATATAGTGTATCTGACTTATTTAATACTTGGTGCGAGTCTAATAACATAGAAGAAATAACTTCTGTAGATGAAATAGTTAAGTATAGAGAAAAGTTTGAAGAGGACTATTTGTGGGAACTTTCAAACGAAAATGCTTTAACTTTGTGTAAGACACACCATCAAAGATTACATAATATATTCGGACAAAGATATTCTAACTCATTAGTTCCAAAAGTAAAAAACTGGGTCCAGATACAAAAGGAGAAATATTAGAAAATGGCAAGCGAGGTTCCCGCCTGGAGACAGTGGATTTCTGAAAAACTTAACCCTGTACAGCCTTCGATCGCTGCACAGGAACCTTTTTCAAGCCCAGAAAATATTGTTGATTTCGAACAAGCCTATAGAGAAATCGAGGTTGTTCATAGATCTGTGGACATTATTATTAATGCGCTAATCGAGGTTCCTTTACGTATTGAAGGAGGCTCACCTTCCAAAAAAGTAAATAAACTTCTAAATTCTAAGCCTAATCCTTTTGAAGATAGAGTTAGATTATTTAGAAGAGCCTTTCTAGATTTTTTCTTAGACGGCAACGCTTTCTTTTATTATGATAAAGAAACAGAAGGCGGCGCTTTATACGTAATTCCGGCTAATGATATGGAAATTGTTCCCGACGAAAGAGCTTTTGTTTCTCACTACAATTACTTATTAAGAAATCAGAGTGAGTCTGATTTGTTTGGGTATGGCAAGGCAAGAAAAGCTGAAGCAATTCAATTCCTCCCTGACGAAATTATCCACATTAAGAGTGAAAATGAGGATAGCATTTTCAGAGGGTATAGTAGACTACGTCCTCTAGAAAGATTATTTGAGTTATATTACTATATGATTAATTTCCAAAGGCAGTTCTTTAAAAATAACGCTGTTCCAGGTTTCGTATTAACTACTGATAATGTTCTTAGCCAAAAGATTAAATATAGAATTTTAGAAGCTTGGAGACAAAGTTATACAAGTTTATTCAACGGTGCTCGTTCTCCCGCAATCTTAGATGGTGGACTAAAGATTGATAAATTTTCTCAAGTTAACTTTAATGAATTAGATTTTGAAAATTCCATTGAACGTATTCAACAAGATATGGCAAAAGCTTTAGGTGTTCCTTATGTCCTATTAAAATCTGGAAACAATGCTAACATTTCTGCAAACCAGGTTTTATTCTATGACCATACGGTTCTTCCTATTCTGGAGCAATTTTGTAGTGCTTTTGCTCATTTCTTCAATAATAATGTTAGCATAAGGCCAGATAAAACTGCTATACTAGCATTACAACCTGATAATAGAACACAAGCTGTGTACTATTCAACATTAGTTAACACAGGTATAATTACTCCAAACGAAGCTCGCGAAGGACTTAGGTTCCCCACACTTCAAGACGGAGACTCTGATAATATCAGAATTCCTCAAAATATTACAGGTAGCGCTACAGATGCTACTCAAGGAGGAAGACCTAATTCTCAAGAAGATACTAG